ATGGGAAAAGATGATGTTAGTATTCTATTTGACGATATTACATTCAAGTATGATGAAATGGATGTACGTGATACTATTGATGAGAGGATAGCCTCAGAATACTCTGACTTTGATCCAGAGGAATTTGGTGATGAATTTGATAGTTATTATGAGACAGGTAGTAATCAAATTGAGAGAGAGGTTTTGGAGGAAATCATAAGAGTGAGATCAGAAGAGCTTGACATTGAACTTGATGATGATGATACAACAGAGCTTGTTGAGAATCTAGCTGATGAGTGGGATATCAATATACTATAATATGTCAGTTTTTATTGTAACCAGATTATTGGAGATTATATGGTAGTTCATTTATGTTATAATGACAAAATATTGTGTGGTACTAATGCCTTAAATATATTAAAGTCCACTGTAAAGGATGATGTGACATGTAAAAGGTGTCTATCAAAGCTTGTGAGGTTGGCAAAATCAGCTGGATATATAGAACCAGTTATAAGTGAACCTATTAAAAAACCAGAACCTGTTAAAAGAGTGGAGTATATTGAAACCAGAGACGTTGTTTTTATTATTGATAGAAGATATGGTCCATGTTTACTATTTGATGATAAAACTATTACAAAGTTAGGTGATAGAATAAGTGATAGGGTTGGTCTTGTAACAACCATAAATTCAAAAGGAAAGATTGTATCAGGTCCATTATTAAAAAATGTTGAGAATATAACACTAAGTAGTGGTGTTGAAACATTCAGAACATGGTTTAGGAAACAAAAAGAGACAAAAGAGGCTGTGTTGATATCAGATATAAAAGCATGTTTCACATAATACCAATTCCTATTAAATTATAAAATGAGGAGGCATTATAATGAGAACATTATATTGTGACTATCTTGTAGCAAAATCTAAGCCAGCAGCTGATGGTGTCTATTGGGGTGTGATAAGTATTACAAATCATAACAATATAGAGCAAATAGCTGTTGTATCAATAATGGACTACTATACAGGTAAAGAAATAAAAAAGAAAACAATTACATTATTACCAAAACAAAGTATACTATTTGATAACAATGATACTAATGGCATTATACTTCTAAAGGATGTTATTGGAAGAGTAAGGGTATATATAGACTGTTCTAATACTGTAACAGCAACCATTGGTAACAGCAAAGGAACAAATAGTGCTATATCTTGGGAAAGGATGATAGAACTACCATTCCCAAAATCTTTACCCTAAGCAAGGAACCCACTTGTATAGGGGATGATAATTTACCTTTCTCAAGGTATATGGGTAATTCAGAATGTTCCTTCCTAAAGGCATACCTGGTTGATAAACTTGAGTATGTTATGATGAGTATAATTATTGACAGGCCATCAATAAAACCATTTAGAATGGGTGATGCTAGTTCAAGATATATAAATGTACCATGTCCTGGCCATCCAACACATAATAAATTGGTAGAAATAGATTTTGATTATCCTACCATATCTGGTAAGGGAACACAGTATGGACAATATACTGATGGCTCACATGAATCAATATGGATAGATAATGATCCAAAAAATATGATTTTGGATGAATCCAAGGTAGACTGGTGGGCCACATGGCAAATAATAATCAGATTACAAGCATTATACAATGGTAAAAGACAACATGTACAATACATAATACATGAGAAGATATATGACCTTATACTAAAGAATATTTCTAGAGAGGAGGGTCAATATTTTTATACAGTGGTTAATATTGATCAAATGCGCAATTATAATCATGATACACATATGCATCTAAAACTTGATGATGAACTTTAAAACATGGAGGAGTTATAATGTACAACACATGGTTTGATAAACTTGAGGACTGGTTCCTCTCTTTAAGATTTATTGAGGATAAGTGGCCAGAGGATGTATATTTTTCTTTATGTAGATTTAAAGCAAAATGCATGGATGTATTATGGTATGGTCCAAAAAACCTTGTTCTCAATATATTCACATTTAGAGCATTTTTATGGGGTGATAGGTGGTTTGATAGTTATTACCTTTTGAATATGATTAGGATTAAGCTTGAACACGACTCAAAAATGTACAAAAAATATGGAATGGCAGTTGGTTCGGAAACAGCATCAGATCAGATGGAATATTGCTCAAAACTTCTTAAAAAGCTTTGTGATGACAATTATGATGCTGAACACCTCAAATCACATGATGAAAAATGGGGTGAACTATCATTTAAAAAATTAGATAATAGTGGTGGTAGTTGCTTAAAAAGATCAAAAGTCTTAAGTGATGAAGAAAAAGAGCAAGAAAGAAAAGAGTTTATGGAACATATCACCATATCAGATATAGAGAGGAAAAACGACATAAAACAACTGTTTGAAACAATAGAGAAAAACATCCAATCATGGTGGGACTGATGTACCAACCAATAGATATATTAAACATGTATAAAGTGGTTAAAGGCCAGAAGGTGGTTAGATGTATACCACCAAGTGTTAAAGATGACAATCTTACAAACCTTATTGGACTAACAGATAGCTTCAATACAAAATGGTCTAACATTGATCCTACATTATACCTTAAGTGTGGTCTTGAGTTATGGAAGGGATTCTCATACAATAAATTCCTCGATGATAGAGTATTAAGAAGGTATATAAAATGTGACAAAACCACAAAAAGAAACCTACCAATTGGTAAAGAAGCAATTATAAAGTCATTTAATTTCATAAAATCAAAAGGTTACAAAACATTAAAAGAATATGGTGCCACATATACAAGTGATGGTAATGCCATATGTCAGCCTGTATACGACTACTTCCATAAACATATTGATCCTATTATAGTAGCCTATATGCTGTTTAGTGGCATTATGAAACCAAATGAGGTAGAGTTCAGATATATTGATACAGTAGTATCCGACAAAAATATTAAACAAAATGTTAAGAGCTTTACAAGATTTATTAAAAAGATGGAGACAGAACTTATGACTACCAAAACAGAAGATAAGCCATATATGGATAAACCAAAAAGTGATAAGAAGCAAGTAAAAGACCAATTGATATATGGTGATGGTGACACAATTGCAGAGAAGGAAAAAAAGAAAAAAGAGTATAAGGATAACATGTTAAATGAATGATCTAGAGCATTTATCAGATGATGAGATTAAACACATTATAGAGAACTTTAAAAAAAAGTTGCTTGAAAACATGGAGAATACACCACCAGAATATAATGATATTGTGGATAAAAATTTCTGGACTCTTAGCTAGAGCCTTTACTTAATAGCACCAGCAGAGTATAATTAAAAAATGAGGTCCATCCATTAACAAAATTTAAGTGGACATTTGATAATAGAATTCATAATAATGGTAAGTGAATTATAAGATTAGGAGAGTGAAAAATGAGTAAATGGTTGAATAAGGACAAATTTAAAGATTTTGCCAACAAAAAATCATCTGAGGCACCAAAAGAAACAACTGATGGTTTTGTATTGAAGTGGAAAAACCCAACAATGGGAACAGTTGATAAAGCTAAAGAGTACCGTGTAAGATTCCTACCAGATAAAAATAGTAACTTCTATATGAAGTATTTTTATCATCATTTTATCATTGATGAAAAGCACTATTTTATTCCATGTCCAAAAACACATAGTATGGATGAATATTGTCCATGGTGCTCTGTATCACAAATGCTCTATAAAGGTAATAAGGAAGATAAGAAACTGGCTTCCACCTATAAGAGACTTGAAAAGTTTATTGGTAATGTACTTGTTGTTGATGATCCAAGAGATGCTGATGTTGAGGATGAATATAAGGTTTCCGGTAAAGTAAGAATATATGAATTTCCAGGAGCAATTGAATCAAAATTAAAGAATGAAATTACTGATAGATCAGAAGGCTATGGTATGGCAGTATTTGATCCAGAGGATGGTTTTGATTTGGTTATTAAGATAAAATCAAAGAAACAAGATGCTAATGGTAAAACATGGCCTGATTATTCAGATACACAATTCTCAAGGAAGCCAAGTAGAATTGGAACAGAGAAAGAAATTGAAGAGATTATGGCACAAACCATTGATATTGAGAGTTATGTCAAAGGTAGTTCTTTAACATGGGATGAACATAGAAAACTCCTTAAACTGGAAGGATATTGGGAAGATGTCGAGGAGGAATTTGAAAGAAGAACAGGTTCCCCTGAGAATAGTGATAAAAAAAGTAAGCTGATATCAGAGCAAACCAGTGCTGATGTAGAGGAGAGGTTTGGATCAGCAGAGTCAAAACAAGAATCAAAACCAGAGGTGAAGCCTGAGGTAGTAAATGTAACTCAAGATGATGAGATGAGTGAGGAAGAGCTTTTGAAAGAACTCCAAAATATGTAAAAATTGGTTCTTGACAGTATAAAGAAAGTTATTATAATTCATATGGTTAGAAGAATTATAATAACTTTTTAAATTTATGGAGGTAGTATGTATTATTCTATAGCAAACATATTTGATGAGTTCAAGAAGTCTGATAGTATCTTTAATAATTTCAGGTCATTTGATATTGCACTCGCACTTAGTAACAAGCAACCAATAAGTGATTTTGTACTGTCTGATGATGGATCAAAATACACATTGGAGTTAAAAGTTCCTGGGTATTCAAAGGATGATATAACTGTGGAACTCGTGGATGATGAGCTTTTTATTACTGGTAAATCAGAGAAATATGGTAATTTCAAAAAGGAGTATTGCAGTATTGATTCAGATGAGATAGATGCAACTGTTGAAAATGGTATACTAACCATATCAATTCCTACCAACAAAAAGAAGCAAAAGAAACAGCTGATAAAAATAAAGTAAAAATCTTTTGTTAAATATACCATCCCTGACTATAAATATGTGTAGTCAGGGATTTTTTATTTTTAATAGGAGATAATTTGTTATGTCAAATGGTAAAGCTAAAGGTAGTGGGTATGAACGTGACATATGTAAGATGTTAACAACATGGTTGACTGGTAAGGATAAACCATACGTGTGGTGGAGATCACCATCATCTGGAGCATTAGCAACAATTACAGCTCAAAATCCTAATCTCACAGGTGATATAATTTCTGTGTTACCTAAGGGTAACTTCTTAACTGATAAATTCAGTATAGAGATAAAAACAGGTTATCCTAAGAGTTCATTTAACAAATTCTTTTCAGGTGCTAAAAACAATGAACTTGAAATGTTTTGGAAACAAGCAACAGTTGATGCAACAAAAAGTAATAAAGAACCAATGCTTGTATACAAAAAGGATAGAAAGGAACCACTGCTTTTTATAAGGGAGTATGTAAAAGAAAAGTTCCCACAGCTAGAAGAACTAAACTATTTTATAATAAAATTTGGTAATGAAAGGATCAGTGTATTTAATACAGATGCATTCTTTACTAAAATAAAACCGAGTGATATAATGGAAATGGAATAAATGGGTAAAGCTACTGTAAGACCTAATGAGTTTTTTGATGTTATAATGATATTTCTTTATGACATCATTAATAACATAGAGTTCACTGTATTTGATGAGCCAGCTATATTGGATATACTAAAGACTTTTGAATCAAAAGGACTAAAAACCCACTTGATGCAATACTATTTACATCTTACAGCGGAACAGAGAATAAAATATAAGTTTATCAAGGATGTATTTTATGCAACAAATGCTAATAACTCAATAATTAATATACTACCAAGTCGTGGTATTGAAGAAAGCACAAGCATAAACTTTTATGATACAAAGGACTCTATTAAAAAGTGTATATCACTTATGAAGAAACAGAAGTATGGAAACCCAAACCGCATCATAACAGATGAAGTTATGGATAAAATAATAGAACACGTATTAAAGGAGAAGGAACCAAATGGGTGAGTTTTCAGGTAGAGATGATAGTTCTCCAATCAGTGATATAAAATCTGATGGTGAGAAGGAACAAAAAATTGATGGTGGATATCAAACTGATGTTGAAGGTGTTATTGCACAAAGCAGTATAAAATATGGTAAGGATGAATTTCCATGCTTTGATGTTAGTAAAAACAACTTCTTCCAAAACATGCAGGGTGGTAGAAAAAGAATGAGATTTGAATCAGGATCAGGTGCCCAAAAGTATATGCAGGGATCAAAATATGCAAGAAAGTTTTATATAAAATATACTGATGATAATGGCAAATCCATGGTTAGATCAATAAAATAGGTGGGTTACTTTTTATGGCTTATGTGATAGGATGGAAAACAAGATATGAATGTCCCATTTGTAAAGTGGGTACATCATTTTTATTCAAATCTGGATTTAGACATCCGGATGAATGTATGGCTCTGATTAATGGATATCCCATTGCGTGTGAGAACAATGGTAAAGTTCTACAAAAAGATGAGATTAATATCATTACAGTACCAGATATAGGTCAACAACAATTTGTGTAATTAAATAGGAAAAATGTATGCCAAAAACTGTGTTGCTAGATGGCAATAATATAATGATGCGCTCACTACATACTGATGGGACATTGATTATAGACCCTAATGATAAGAATAATATTATTGATTATGACTGGAATAACTTTAAATTCAGCATATTCAAATCAATATACTACTCAATAATTCAGGCACGTGGTGCCTCAGAATGTGTATTTGCTATAGATGGTAGTAGAGATGATACATGGAGAAAAAAATATTGGGCTAAGTATAAAAGCAATAGAGATAAACTAAAGGATTCCAACAACATAAAATGGGACCTTGTGTTTGAAAACTATCTATCATTTCTAGATGAGATAAAGAATAGCTTCCCTGTTAAAGTCATTAGGCATAAATTTTCAGAAGGTGATGATGTTATAGGCACAATAGTATTAAACACACCACAAGAACATTATATTGTAAGTGTTGATAAAGATTTTCAACAACTTTATGAAAAAGGAAGAGTTACAATATACAGTCCTCTTAAACAATCCACAATAGAACATCCAAATCCAGAGTTCTTTATAATAGAACAATGTCTTATTGGCCAAGCCAAAGATAACATTTTTAACATAAAAACACCATTGGATCACCCTGATGGCAAGAGAAAGCCAGGTTTTGGTGAAAAGGCATTGGAAAAAGTTATGATCCATGGTTGGAAAGAATGGCTAAAGGAAAACAAGCTTGAAGAGAGATTTGAGTTCAATAGGAATCTCATAGATTTCAGACGTATACCAAAAGTTGTACAGAAAGGTATAATGGAACTCTATAAAGTAAAAAGCTATCCTGAGCCATCTAGAATGTATGAGTTTATGAAGAAGTATGGATGGAACTCTTTTCTGGATGAGTGGACCAGTGTTGAATATACATTTTTGAAATTATATTGATATTTTTTAATATATTATGCTATAATAGGAGAAAATATAATGTTACTTAATAAACATTATGAGATGGAACAATTCCTTGAGAAGATTGTTCGTGTTTTTGATTTACAAAACAGTAAAACCTTGAATAATGGTAAAACTTTAAGTGAGCACTCTGCACTAATCAGCTATAATGATATAGCCGAAGATGCAAAGTTATTCTTAATGGTAGAGAAGCTTAACAATCACAAGAAATATGTATCTATTACATCCACTGTATGTGATAAAAGTTGTTGGTGTTGGGAAATGGAAAATAATATAGCAAAACTGGAGGAAAAACATGTTCATAGCCTTTGAACCAGATAATACTGTGTATAGAGATAGAGGATTTGAGGTTGTAAGAAGTGATATGCTTAAATCACATGACTCCCAAAATGATGTGGTACTACCAAGAAGAGGAACATCAAAGTCAGCTGGATATGATTTTTTTATGAATGGTTATGACATAATTAAGCCAGGCTGTACATTTGTAGTATGGACAGATATCAAAGCATACATGAAATGTAATGAAGTCCTTGAAATATACCCAAGATCATCTATGGCTATTAAAAAGGGACTTGTGATTAAGAACACTGTTGGTATTATTGATTCTGATTACTATTCAAATTCTAGCAATGATGGTAACATAGGCATAGCATTATATAATAGTGGTAGTGATGACATTCATCTTAATCTTGGTGATGCCATAGCACAAGGTATATTCAAAAGCTATCTTGTGGCAGATAACTGTAATAGTGATGAGAAAAGAATGGGTGGTATGGGAAGTACAAACAAATAGGAGATATAGGAACAATGGAAGATATTAAAGATGTAGAGGATCATTCAATCAGCAAACTAAGAGAAACTTTAATGGATATTAAGAGTGAAGCTCAATTTAAAAGTGAAATAGCACCTATACCAGTAGATGAACATATTAATGTTGTGGAGGATGAAAAACCTAAGCAAATGGGTATGTTGAAGCCGGGTGTTGAATATGATATTGATCCTGAACATAAGCTCCCTGAGAATGTCAGAGAGATGGTTAGAGAAAAGCTAATGTCAGGTGAATTAACTTCTGATGAAGTGGCTATGCAAGAAAGAATTAAAAATATGTCAAACAAAAGAAAATTCAAACTTGGCATACTACCAAATGGATATAAGGCTGGTTTTACAAAACCAACCGTTAAGAAAAAAACTACTGATAGGAGAAAGAAAAATAAAGTAGCAAGAGCTTCAAGAAAAGCTAACCGATAACTATGAAAAACAAGAATAGCTCCTATAATTATATGGAGCTATTTCTATCTGTAGGAGGTATGGCAAATGTCAAATGGTGTTTTTAACAGTCCCTTCGAAGAGTTCATATATGTAAGAACCTATTCAAGATGGATTGATGAACTTGGTAGAAGAGAGAACTGGCATGAGACTGTCAAGAGATATAGTGATTTTATGGGACAAAGGGTTTCTGAAAATGACAAAGACAGGTTTAATGAAGCTGCTAATTCAATATTAAATTTTAGTGTTATGCCATCTATGAGGGCTTTATGGACAGCAGGCAAAGCCCTTGAAAGGGAGAGTATATGTGGTTACAATTGTTCAGGTGTAATAATTGATGATCCAGCTGCATTTAGTGAGATACTATACATTTTAATGTGTGGAACAGGTGCTGGCTTCTCTGTTGAGAGACAATTTATTAACAAGATGCCAGATGTACCAAGTATGTTAACAAATGTTGATGATACCATTGTATTTGTTGATTCAAAACTTGGATGGGCTGACGGATATGCAAAGTATATTAGGGAATTATACAAAGGTAACATTTTAAATATTGATACATCAAAGGTTAGGGCCAAGGGTAAGAGACTTAAAACATTTGGTGGTAGAGCTAGTGGTCCTGAACCACTAATAAAGCTTATAAACTTCACATGTAATATTTTTAAAAATGCCAGAGGTAGAAAGCTTAATAGTATTGAATGTCATGATATTGTATGTTATATAGCAAGTATTGTTGTTGTTGGTGGTGTTAGAAGAAGTGCCACGATATCATTATCCAATTTATCAGATAATAGAATGGCCCATGCTAAGGATGGAAACTACTTTAATACAAATCCACAAAGATCACTTGCTAATAACTCTGTAGCTTATACTGAAAAACCTGATTGTATTAGCTTTCTTGATGAGTGGACCATACTTGCAAGGTCACAAACAGGTGAAAGAGGTATATTCAACAGAGAAGGTGTTATAAAGCATCTTAAAAAACACGTTCCACGAAGAAATCCTAACTTTGATTTTGTAGTCAACCCATGTGGTGAGATAGTATTAAGAAATCAGGGTTTTTGTAATTTAACTGAGGTTGTTGTTAGACCTGATGACACATTAGAGACTCTACTTAAAAAAGTTGAAGATGCTACAATACTTGGCTGTGTACAATCAACATTAACAAAATTCAAGTTCCTTAGAAAACAATGGACTGATAATGCTGAGGAAGAAAGACTATTAGGTGTATCACTTACTGGCTTGAGGGACCACCAGACACTAAACCATGTTCATAATACAGCAAAATATTGGCTGGAGGAACTAAAAAATAAAGCAATACAAACATCAAAAATATGGGCTAGTAAACTTGGTATTAATGAGCCAGCAGCTGTAACCTGTGTTAAACCATCAGGT